GCCAGAGTCATTAATTACAGCAACGTAATCTAGCACAATTTTCAAGTCTTGGTCAGATAGCCTTGGGTCTTCAAACAACTGGTCTTTTGCTGTAGAAATCAAAGGAATTGTAGCCTGACGCATCTGTGTAATTTCTTGTGTTTCAGTTTCAAACCCAGGAATTGTTGTTCCAAATACAGAATTAGCAATATCTACAGTATCCTGTGTACGCATAATGATATCGCCCACAATGTTAAATCCATTTGGATTTCTTGCTGTAAGTTGTATTGCATTACCGATATCCATAGAACGTGCATTGTTGGTACCAATTTTTATATCGTTAGAGTCCCTAGTTTTAGGACGGGGTTCTATAAAACCACCTGATGAAACAATTGGTGCACGTTGTAAAGTAATCGTGCCATTTGGCCCCACCATAGGAACCATTGCTATACCATCTTGGGTTGCCAATCCACCAGCTGCAACAAATGACCCAGCCCTAGCCCTAACTGTATCTTCGTTTTGTGTTGGGTCTACTCGCATACTTTCTGCAACGATTGCTTCAACCTTTTCTTGGAACACGCTCATTTTATCTGCACCAGCTTCTGGTACTTTAGGAATAAAGTCAGTGGTCAATGAGTTTTCGATAGCATTAAAAATAGTATCGTCTTTGGTTTTTGTAGCTATTGCTAGCTGTTGTGGCATAGCAAAAATTAACTCTAGCTGGTCTGAAGTGTACTTATCAGAATGCTCCCTAGCATGTTTAACAGTTTCTTCAACTAGCTTTGATATATGACCGTAGCGTGTGTCAGTTGCTGTTCCTGCACCTAGTAGTTTTCTACCCTTGATAACTAGGCTATTTACAGTATCTGCAACGCCCTCCTTAGCCGCATACCCTGGAACGGTAGCCGCTTCATACATATGCTTATTAAGTTCTGTTGATATTGTTGATAGCTGGTCACGTGTACCCTGCGACAGCTTATCATCAGAAATACCTGCTGAAATAGCTGAAATGCTGTTTCCATGCACTTCCCCGAAGAAACCCTTTACGTCAGGGGGCATCATTGTGGTTAGAGCAAAGTTTTGTAACTGAGATACTTCAGCACCACCGGCACCGTCTATAGAGAACGTTTCGTAACTTTTCATAACTTTTGCAGCCAGCTCACGACCTGTAACGGTTGTACCATCTGGCATTTGTATGTTTTCCATACGTAGAAAATCGGGCTTCGTTATTACACTTAGGACACTACTTTGTTTAGCATCAACTACTTCTTTGTATTTATCTGTTGGGGCAATAGCTAAAGCTGCGGTTGGGTCTGCACGTGTAGGCATTGTCCCAGCAATAACTTTACGGTATTGTTCAATTGATATTCCTAATTTTTTTGCAGCTCGCTGTTCAATTTCTTCTTCAGTAGCACCCCCAAACAAACGACCCATAAAAGAATCAAAACCACCCTCAGTTTCTACGGGCGTTTCTGCCGCAGCTAGGGCATCTTCAGTTTGTGTCATGTCAGGAGTTTTCACAGCAGTCTGTGTAGTGGACTTTAACGGCTTAATGGACAGCTTATCTCTGTTATTTAAATAAAAATCAATAGGGTCTTTGCCGCCTGATAAATTAATAAGGCTACGCGCTATGCTATTTAGTTCATCTGGACTAGCATTTTTTATAAATTCATCATCCTGTACGGACAGTGCCTGTGCAATAGAATCAATCTTTTTAGTCTCACTGTTAAATGCATTAATGCCGTCATCATAGGCTTTTTTCTTAGCGCCAAAACCTTTAATGCGTTCTTCAATACCTGTTTCGTCACGTTCGGCACTAGCCTGAATGATGTTAGTAGCAGTATCCAAGCTACCACGTACAAATGCACCCGCTGGGCCTCGCATTAATCCACCTAGAAATGCCATTACACAGCCTCCTCTATAACTTCTTCTTCAACCTTTACGGGAGCCATAAGCCCGCCGCTAGGACGCTCAGCTTTAATTTCTTCAATCTTTTCTTCAACTTCAGGCATAAACGTTTTATCTCGCTCTTTTATAGATTCTTTTAGTGCCACAGCATTTTTAATAGAGTTACTGACGCCGGTTTTTTCACCAATTTTATAATCTATTTCGGCTTCCTCAGCGATAGCCATAATAAGCATAGCAATTTCTTCACCAACTAAAACACCTAAGTCTGGTGTGTATAGCCCCTCAGAAAACCCGTGCATAACCATAGAAGTAACAATAGTTGTCACAGGGATGCCCGACTCCAGCATAGCAAACAGACCGAATATTGCATCATCATTATCAAATTTATCAAAATAATGATTCATAACTTCTTCATTAGTCGTAAACATAGGAGGGCTTTCCCACGGATATGACTTGGGTTCTTTAGTCAGTGATTGTCCTGGAATAGCCACGTCAAAACGAGAGCGTTCAGCTCCTGATGGCATGGTTAGATTTTCTGATATTTCAATCATGATTACGCCTTTGTAGCTTTAGCTACTTTAACTTGGTCCTTTGTTTCTCGTAGCATTCTAGCTAAAACTGTTTTAGCAATGGAATCTGCACTTACAAGAGGAGCCATTTGTACTTGTGCTGGGCGAGACGTTGTGGCTTGAGAACCACGGCGAGATGTACCCCTACGATAACCTGCTGTACTAAATTTGTCAGGCGGTTGAATAGGTGCGGGCTGAGACTTTTTTCCGCCACCACTAATTAAATTTAAAGCTAGGTTAGCACCAAATGTTGCCCAAAAACTCATTATTATCTCCTATATTAACTATTTGCTTTTGCGTATGCAGATGCGTACGAAGCACCTATGGTAGTTAGGAAGCTACCAATAGATTCTGCAGTTTTGTTATCAAGGTATTTATCGTAATTTTCTTTATTGACATCTGCTTCCAGAATAGCCATAGCCATATTAAAGGCTCTATCCTGCGCATTTTCTGCTGATGAGTACGCATAATCAGCTTCATCACGAAACTGTTGCCATATATTATTCATAGCATTATTTGAAATTGCTAAATAATTTGCAGCATTAGTTTGATTTGCTGCATTTTGTGTAGCTGTATTCGCTGTGTTAACTTCACGACGCCATTGTACATTACTTTGTTCAATAGCTAAAGCATTACTTGCATTAAATTGCTCTCTTTGGTTAGCCATAGTTGCGGAAAATTGCTGCATAGCATTCGCCTGTCCCGCATTAAATTGATTAGAAGCATTAGCGGCTGTAGCATTGTATTTGTTAATATCCTGCGTAAGGTTGGCAAAAAACTGGTCAACTTGATTTTGAGATGTGGCATTGAACTGTGCGGCTGCATTAGTCGCGGCTTGGTCAGATAACATTGCTTGTTGTTGTGCCTGTTGATTTATAACAGCAGCTTGCTGTGCATTAGACATGTTAGCCATATCCATCTGCATAAAGCTTTGTGCATTTTGCACTGCTGCTTGTTGTCTTGCAGTTAGATTAGACATATCCATCTGTGCCATCGTAGCCGCATTAGCTAAAGCTGCGGCTTGTGAGTTAGACAGATTACTAAGATTCATGGTTTCCATCATCTTAGAGTTAGCAAATACGCGTTGTTGTTCTTGTGTAAACGTCATATTTGCTGCTTCGGCAAATTTTTCAGCGTTGAGGATGTTAGCCTGTTGTTGGTTGCTGAGTTCTTGTCCTGCCAAAGACGCATTAACTTGCATTTTAGCCAATCCCATTTGCTGGCGATTTGACGTATTAGCTAAGTCAACATTCATATTATTCTGTGTATTAGCGAGCATTGCTTGCTGCTCGTTAGACATAATCTGCATTGCAGTTTTATAATATGTTTGAGAATCTTGAGTAGCAATAGGAAGGGCGGCTTCCATAGCGGCTTGTGTAATTGCGGCACCTGCCATAGATGAAGCAGATAATCCACGTGCTGCCATAACAGAATTAGCATTACGTATTGCTCCCGCAGCCCAAGAAGGCACTTGACCACCAGCAAACTGCTGAGATAATCTAGCAAGCTGGCCCTCTACAGTCATATTAGGGGTAACTTGCATAGTCGCGCCTTGCGCGGTGCTTACGAAACCTGACTGCTCTGCTTGGTATGGAGTTAAGAATGCCGTGTTAGCTGAGGCAGCTTGTGCTTGCTCTTGTGCACTAACAGCACGCCCAGTTAATGGGTTTATGGTTCCTGCAACTTGGCCTTGTGCGGCTTGTGCTTGTTGAGAAAGGGTGCCTTGTGCGGCCTGTACCTGTGCATCTTGGCTAACAGCACCTTGTGTACCTGTTACTGTTGGTGTGCTACCAGCAGTGGTTGCGGCATTGTATTGTTGAGCAGGTGTAGCCATTGGTCCTGCTGCTTGTGTGATATTTGCAAGAGTCGTAGGGGTGGGAACTGTGCCTGTAACTTGCCCTTGTCCAGGACTTATAATTTCATCTGCACCAATAGTTTGAGCTTGTGGCCTATACAGACCCTGCTCTGGCATAAGGGGATTAACTGCTTGCTCACCCATATACTCATCGACTGGTCTTGGATTTGCGCCAGTTCCTACATTTGGAGTTGCCATATCTTAATCCCTACTTAATACTTTATCTAGTTTATCTTCTACACGATGAAGTGCTTCCATTACACGGCGCATATCATCTTTCATGTCAGCACGAGTAGCGTAGTCCTCACGTGTTTTGTTTAACAGTATCTCTAAACGCTTCTGTTCACGTGACATATTGTTAGCCCACCACGCACCACCAGCTACGACTAAGCCAATAAGCATATCAATCAAGCTGGTCATTTCCATGACTACGCTGTATACCCCTGACCAGCAGCAATAGCCGCATTAGCCGCAGTCATATCCTCTGAACCCCAGAAGTCTTTAGCAACCATGATTTCCAGATGCTCAACATTCCTGTTTACACAGTCCTGCTTATCTGCGGCATCATCGTCTGCCATAGCCTCACCAGCAATGATAGCATTGATGAGGTCAACGCTGTGACCCATTGCTGTATAATGTTGTGCAATTTGTTCTGCTGTGATTTCGTCCATTTTATACTCCTTAATCAGACGGCTTAGTAGGCCAAGTTACATTAGTCAGTTGTTCAAACTCATTAATAGTTGGTGATTGAGTTTCTGGCAAATCTCTTAATGACTGTCTATATACTTTCCACTCTGTATAATTTGGAATAGAACCTGATTGTTCCATTTCTTTTATTACAACCCAATCACTTTCGTTCAACAATTCATCTCTTTTCTTTCTAAGTAACGCAGGTGCTATTGCACTTAAAGCAGTAGCGTAATTTTCGTCAACAGAAGATGGGTCACTTAACCAATTTTGTATTGTGTTATTTTCCATTAGTGGACTCCTCCTGCAGACGAAATTCTTATATTCCCTGTTGACCCTGCTTGATTAGCTCCTGAAGATTGCTTTAATTCTATTGTAGACCCATTTAATCGAATATCTAAAAGGGAGCTGTTTTGTTTTGACATTTCAAAATATTGGTCGTTTGGCGTTTTAAAGACAATCATTACAGCAGTATACGCTCCTGAATTTTGCATTGTTGCGTAAATATAGAATACGGCTCCACTAGTATAAGAAGACAAAGAATATCCTGACGAAACCCAAGTATTATGCGCACCAAATGTCGGCGTTGCGTTTACCAGTTCTTTCCCTCTAAACAAGCCAGAACTGTTAATATAAAAATTAGGATTACCATCGCCATCTGACAGCACGATGTTGTTGTTGGATGTGCGGATGTCTAGCCCGCCTTGGTTGCCAGTGTAGTTGCCAAGAATACTATTACTTGAGCCAGTGGTCATAGAATAACCACTATTAACACCGCCAACAAAAGTGTTCTTAGTTCCAGTAGTTACACTGTAACCACTTTGCATACCTAAAAATGCGTTAAAAGCACTGCCCGTTCCGTTTTGTGAAAAACCTGCCGCATAACCCACTGCTGTACTACTTGATGCGGTGGTGTTGTTTTCTAGGGCAGACCGGCCTAAAGCCACATTGTTTGACCCAGTGCTATTGTCATACAAAGCGTACTGACCAAAGGCAGAGTTTTCACTGCCAGTAGTGTTTGCCAATAATGCTGTATATCCAGCGGCGGTGTTCCCCTGTCCAGTAGTATTGGCATACCCTGCTTGATAACCAACAGCCGTGTTGTAGTTTGCGGTGGTGCTGGAGATTAAAGCATCCGCACCAACAGCCACATTGTTACTACCAGTTGTGTTTGTTTGCAAAGCCGCAACACCAACCGCAGTGTTAACTAGACCAGTTGAGTTATTTAGCAAAGCATAATAACCAAGAGCCGTGTTGTGATAACCAGTTGTATTGCTATATAAAGAGGCATAACCAATAGCCGAATTATTGTATCCAGTGGTATTAGTAAATATAGACCTAAAACCCACAGCAGTGTTGTTGTTTGCGGTGGTGT